TTACACCTAACTTTTTCTTACGAGCAGAGTTGTACTCAGCTTGGTTCTTCAACAAAACAAAGTTAACCTTTGGGCTTAGATTCTCATATTCCTTTTCTAGGAACTTATAATCATCCGCACCATAACGGAACGCATTGGTGACACCGGATGCCGTACAACCAGATAACAATAAACTAAGTGTTATCGTGTATATGTAACTGGATAATCGCATAATGTAAAACCTTCATAATATCTTTACGTGCGTCGTCACGAGTTCCTTTCTTACCGTAACGTTGTGCGTACTTCAACACGTTTCCAATACAAAACCCTGTACCATGTCCACCATCGACGATGAACTCTGTCGCCTGAAACTTCTGTTTCGCATAGTGTTGAGTATATGTAGCGTCGACATAATTCTTCAATTCTTCGATCAATTTACCTTCAGTGAACTTGTAATCGATCGCTTCGATTTCTGAGGCTTCTTTCATAGTGACCACAGGAATTTCATGTTCAGGAACATATCCGTCAGCTCTCAGTCCTTTGATATCTACACCATTCGTGTATCTCTCAAACTCTACCGTCTCATTAGTATAAGGTGGAGTGTGTGCATAAATCGTTTTACTCATATTACCATTCTCTCAATATAGTTGTGCCTAACATAAACAATGAAACCGTGTTCAACATAATCAACGCACGGTCTTTCCAGATAACAGATACCCAAGTCCATAGTATAATGCCTGCGAACCCGATTGTCAAGTCATACATGCGAAAATCTGGTCCGGCAGAACGCATCGCCATAGAAATTAGAATCAAAATAGATGCGACCCACTTGAGGTACCAATCGAAGTTATCGGGGTACCAACCACGGTCCGGTTTACTGCGGCCGTCTGCTCTTACTTCGGGGTCTCCATTCACGACTTACTTCCGATGGTACGACGGACGATATCGTTGTGATTGAACTCTGCCCAATACAACTCAAATGCAACACCGTCTTTTACACCTTCGAACTGGTGAATCTTGCCAGGCCTGACTTGGGTAAACTCACCCGCACGTAGTAGGGTTTCATCAACAAGACCGTCTTGGTCATCTTGCCATACGCGCACGATCATCTCACCGGACTCTACGAAGAACCCGTTCCACTTATACTCGTGGAGATGTTCGGAACACTTGAAACCTTTCTTGTATTCAATGCGGTGAAACTCTAAAACACCATTCGCATGAATGAGTTCTGTCTGTCCCCAGATTTTGCCTGCCTTCATAGTCATACTACTCTCACTGGTTCATAAAAAATTTGGTGCGAAAGGAGAGACTCGAACTCTCACGCCGTGAAGCACTGGTACCTAAAACCAGCGTGTCTACCAATTCCACCACTCTCGCAAAATGGCTGGCGAGGCAGGGCTCGAACCTGCGACAACATGATTAACAGTCATGCGTTCTACCAACTGAACTACTCGCCAAAATTATGTGTATATTATATCAAAAACTAAGAGGACTGTCAAGTGTCCAAATCGTTTAAGTTCACGACCCCTTCATGGAGCCACTTTTCTTCTAAAGAGGTCAGTTTTTCGTTCTCATACTGACGCGCCTCTAGTTCATCGGGATGGTTATGATACCCCTTGGTGATATTGAGAAACACATACCTTATATAGAACCCCAATATCCCTCTCTGTTTGATTTGATAACAATGTTGCAACTCGTGACGATACAACTTCACGAGGGAACGACGTGTCATCAACTCCGATTGAGAAATCTCACCCTTCGCATATTTCTTAGGTCGTATAATCATATACGGCCATAACACTATGCCACGTAACTGAGGTTTCCAAGGAAATATTAGTTCGTCTTCTTCCTTGTGGACTATCTTAAACTTCATCTTTTCCCCACCTACGCAGTGTTTCTTTATGAATCTCTTTATGAGAGTAGTACATCGTAATACCACCAAACACCATAGGACACATAAAGACTGCGAGAATACCCAACATTCCTACACTCACGCGTTTGCCCGTTCCACCATCTCTTCGTGTGTGACTTTACGTGCCGCGAGTTCATTACGGAACTTCTGTTTCAACTTAGGTGTGCGGCATGATAGGAACTCATTCCACAACGCTTCGATAGAAAGGTTCTTTACGTAGAAACGTGATGTCGTAACCTTTCCGGTCATACGGTCCTTCACGATCGTGTCTTCTTTGTACTTAATTGGCATTGTTACCTCACAACTTTAATATAGGGACCACAACATTTTTACCCTGTGGTTCGTCTTCTTCTTTTCCACCGCACCAAGAACATTCTTCTCCTCGTGCGACATATATGTAACCGTCATGCATACAACTATGTGGCCACATCACGGTCTTTGCGTTTTCATAAAAACACTCGTTAAAAGTGTCATCCCACTCTGAGTTACCTGTTTTGGAAATAGGTGACTCCGCAATCTCAATCATCCTTCCTTCTCCACATCCCAAACAATACGACGTTTCGGCACTGAGGGTAACTTAGTCCTCTGTACCCACAAGTGACCATTCTTCTCCGCGTCACTGAATATAGCAACAGTGATGAAGAATGCACCAAGCACCATAAGGTGTCCACCTACACTGTAGATTCCATACATCCACGTGTACCCTGCCCAGAAAGTGAACACTACTGACCACATCACCGACAAGTAGAACATGAGAATAAACTGCACAAGTTCGTTAGGAATGTGTCTCAGTGGATTGACTTTCAAATCAAAGAAATATCTATAGAAGTCATAAATTGCAAATCCGATACTCTTGAACATTAGAACTGTCCCTCTTCAGTTGATCCCGCCATGGCGGCAGTTGAACTAGAACCCAGAGTAGTGGTGATGGCATCGAAGTAACCGACACCCACTTCTCTCTGGTGCTTCGCACCTGTGTATCCACGTGACTCTGCGGCAAACTCTGCTTCTTGTAACAAAGAGTATGCGTACATACCTTCGTCTTTGTATCGGTTCGCGAAGTCAAAGATAGAGTAGTTTGTCTGGTGGAAACCAGCGAGCGTGATGAACTGGAACTTGAATCCCATCTTACCCAACTCACGTTGGAAGTCTTTCAGTTCTTGATCGCCGGGAATTGACTTGCGCCAGTTGAATGACGGTGAACAGTTGTATGCCAACATTGCGTCGGGCACTGCACCTTTGACTGCGTCAGCGAAACGCTTCGCATCCTTCAAGTCTGGTGTCGATGTTTCACACCAAACGAGGTCTGCGTATTCTGCGTATGCCTGACCACGCACACAACCGAACTCTAGACCTCTACTTTCATCTAGTTGGTAGAACCCTTCCTGTGTGCGACATTGAATAGAGGCCTTGCCTTGTCGGGCTCTCTTGATAAATGGTTTGTCAATGAGCGAAACATCACTAGAGATTAGTTTAGCAGACTCAGCATCGGTACGAGCAATAACGACTGTATCAGTGCCAGCAACGTCACTAGCAAGGCGAGCGGCATTAAGGTTGCGTAGAGCTTGACTAGTCGGTATGAGAACTTTTCCTCCCAAGTGTCCGCACTTCTTCTCGGCAGCAACTTGGTCTTCAAAGTGAACAGCGGCAGCACCTGCCTCAATGAGGTTACGAGCGAGTTCATAAGAATTTAGAACTCCACCGAATCCTGCCTCGGCGTCTGCAATAATGGGAGCAAATTCAAACCCCCGCCCAGATTCCAAATATTCGATCTGGTCTTGTCGTCTAAATGCATTATTGATAGACCTGACCACATTAGGAACGCTATCAACAGCGTATAGAGACTGATCCGGATAGACTTCTCCATGAGAGTTTGCGGACGCTGCCACCTGCCATCCCGAAAGGTATATCGCTTTGAGTCCTGCTTTGACATGTTGTACTGCTTGTTGGCCATTGTATGCTCCAAAAGTATTGATGTACTCATTATCTTCGAATAACTGACGCAGTTTAGTCGCACCCATCTTTGCGAGGGTATGGTCGATTTGAACCGTGCCTTGTAATCGATTCACATCCTGTTGTGAATAATCTCGTTTTTTCATAGTATAGTCCTACAATAATGTATGGTATCCCGTAGGGGACTCGAACCCCTGTTACCGCCGTGAAAGGGCGGTGTCCTAACCTCTAGACGAACGGGACATTTTCAGTATTATAACAAAAGACAACGTCTTTGTCAATACTTTAGTTGATTTTTTCTACTAGGATCGTCACCTCTCCTAAATCACCTCTAACTGTGATAGCCCAATCAAACACATCAACGTGCACTGTATTGTATTGGTAGTCCTTAGTCACTTCATCTGCAGCGCGGTCTATCGCCCGTTCTGCATCACCGTACACACAGATTAGTCCACCTGTATGATCGTACAATATATATGCATTATTTACCTCTACTTCTTCTGGAAACAAACCCGTTGGAAGCGATGCATAATCGATTGACATTAGTATTCCTCTTTATAGAAGATGTGGTCTCCAATCCTACCAATCAATCTCATCCTTTCGTGGGAACTCCACTCAGGTTTTACATAATTAGCATGGTAGTGTGTAGACCCTTCTGTTATTCCATTGTACTTACGGAAGAAAATCATATCTCGTGCCACGTCCTTTGCACGTAACCAAGAATACGTCTCTACTGGTTCATCCGAGAGTCCATCACAATACCAACTAAACTGACACATGTTGCGTCTAGGTATTTCGAGTCCTCTCTCAACTCCCCACTTACTCAGTACTGCTTGTTTGACGACCCCACATATAGATGATGGATAACGTCGGTCTTTCACACGATTGAGAGTAACATCCGCAACCGCATATTGTCCGGCAAGACTTTCACTTCTTGCTTCATGGTATATATTCAATGCCAGACATTCGACTTCTTCGTCCATATCATCATCTTGTGCGTTGACATAGTTTATATATCCAATCACAGATATTGACACTAGGAACGATGCTATGCGAAATCTCATTAGACTGTCTTACGCAGTAGTTTTAGAAGTTTCGCTAACTCTTTCTTTTGTTTAGGACTGGGGTTAGAACCCGACTTTGCGAGTAGTATAGCGTACTCTCTGGCAATGTTTGATTGATAACTCACTATATACCCTCCACGCTAAAGTAGTCACAAACGCATTTCATCGCGTCTATGAGTTCGATTTCTTCTTTGGGACATAGGTATAGAATATTGTCAGACAATGTTCTGACCATCAATTGATCAATACTATCATCGTCTACTTCAAGTTGAACTAGCATAAAACACCTCGGTTATTGTTTACATTACGAGGTGAATTATACTATATTATGAGGGGGGTGTCAACTATCTTTGGGATTTTTTACGTTCTGCATCAATCCACTTCTGTGCCTTCTTAGAGACAGGTTTGTCAGTGAACTTCTTAGCATCACGGAATGCAGTTAGAGTTTCTTTCTCGTAGTCTTTACCTTCAGAGTTATCTACAACCAAGAAGTTAGGTTTACCAAACATACGTTGGAACTTACCTATATTGCGTTGTACTGCTTTCCAATACTCAGTAACACCTTTCTCGCCTAGGGTACGAGCACGTTTTGCATCACGGCTGATAGCAGTATCAAGGTCTGTGTTTACGAAAATCATTGCGACATCGTAACCCATGGCCTTTACTTTCTTTGCCTGTTCAGCAATTTTATCTGGGTCTTTACCAGTACCATCTACTACGAGACCAAGACGACCTTTCAGATAACGTTCTTCCTTTTTACCTGTAAGTTTCTTTGCCTTACCACGGAGTTCTTGTCCTTTCGGAGAGAAGATGTTGTCCGGAGTCATATCCATATCAACCTTCTTCATGGCAGCTTCGAATGCGTCATCTGAGTTGACAACCTTGTAACCCATAGAAGTCAGACCTGTCTTACCGACGATGAATGACTTACCAGAACCCGGCCCACCCGCAAGAAAGATTGCCTTGAAGATTGCTGGATCATTTACGCCTTCATTTAGAAAGGTCTTGAAAGATTTCATTGTTATATATTCCGTGAATTTATTTTACCAAGGTTGAGAACGCCACAGTTCTAGTGCATACTCTACCAAAGCTGCTTTACGATCTGGCATTCTGCCTGCTGGGATTCCCAACGACATTCTTTTCTTTTGGATATAGTCTCTAAGTTGTTTGACGGTCATCTTAGTAAACACAACACGTTGCGTTTCAATCTGTTCGTCAGATGGTCCAGTCAGAACAACTCGACTGTTCTTTCCTCTATTCTTTAACCATAATACAAAGAATACTCCGACAACAGAAAAAACTCCTACTGCGAATAAAGTATTACTTATTTCATCACTCATCTCAAAACTCCATAGTTTATTTAGTTGATTCTAGTTTATTTATACTTCTTCTTGACTCGACTTTGCAAAAATCTCATGCAAGAAGTCTGCGAATATGACTTGAGTTCTTTCGCCGGGGTGACCGAACTCTTTCATATCTTCTATTGACCTACAGATAGTGAACATATCTCTGCCTCGACCCATACCCACACGACTAGAACTCTTCAGCGAACCGATAGAATCGACCAACCATTTCTTATAGTCCGGAATGGATTTTATCGAATACTCTCCTTCCAAAGATTTGTTAGAAGAATCGTCTGGATTTCGGTCTGTCAGTATAGCCTGAACATTGGACCAATTCCTTGAGTGGAATACGCCTTGAATCAGTTGTATCCCCGCCGCATCACAGATTAGTTCAAGCGCCTTCATCTTAGTTAGAGTGTGCATGATATCTGTTTTGGAATCATATGAATGTTCAAACATATGTTGATAGGTGTTGCGTTTGTTCATATCGTAAATGCATTCCGTACGAAGTTGTGAAAACTGCGTGACATCATTCTGTCTACCGATCTTCACATCGCGGTCGTTGGGCATATACTCAACGACTTCTTTACGTTGCCATGCAGACCACATCACCACCAAGTGAGTGACTGTGTTGGGATGCGCATGGAGATAGTCCGTAACCTCACGGAAAATCTTATCGTTACAAGCCCCACAAATACCACGGTTCTTATACTCAACATCTAGTTTCTTAGCGAGTATAGACGTGAAGGTTTTATCCCAATGTGTAGGAGGGTCTTGGTCAAAACCCTCCAGTTCATCTCCCCAGACGAAACTACAACCGGCAGTCAAAAGCATTATTGAAATAATTCCTCATACAATTCATAAACTTCATTAGCCTCTGTGCGAGACTCTTCCATATTTTGTTTATGATATATAGTCGCAAGTTTACGGAAGTGCTTCTTATCAACACCGTACTTCTCGTTAGTGACATCTACGATATCTTTCATCAATTCTTTCTCAGCATCGATACGCAACATGCTGTCAGACATCTCTCTAATCGCATCTGCGACTTTCTTTTTATCTTCTGGTCCTATCATACTACTAATTTCACTCCACTTGTTGATTCCGTCCATGCTGCGGAAAAATCATCGTTAGTTTCAGTACACAAAACATACTGTTGGAAAGAAATCTGTTTAGGATTCTCTTTACTGGTCATACACACACCACGTGCAAAACCGATACCTTGATCGCCATGAATCAACATGCGTGGATCGTTCAGTGTAATAACACCATTACTGTTCACACTATCTAGTCGACCAACATACTCACCACTTACTGTGACAACTGTCACCACATCATTACTCTTCATTTTCAATCTCTTCAATTAACATATCACGCATCTGTCTTGCTTGCGCATCTTCAGGGTTATCCACACTACCATTATTCACAAACTTATATGCGAGGGTAATGCGTTGACACTCCGTGTATGCAGCGTGCCAACAGTGTAGGTCTTCTTCATGACCCGCACCAAAATAATAGTGACGACACTGCCAGCCCGGCACATCCGGAATCTTTACTATTTCGTCGTTCTGTTTGTCATAGTACTCAAAGAACCCGTCTCCGGTCTCTGACCACGTGAACAACACTTGGTATGCGTTGGCATCAAAGTTAGTATGCCATCCCACAAAACCGCCAGGCGGATAGTAAGATAGTAGGGCAGATGTATGCGCACCTAGGTGAGCGGCAAAGTCATACTTCACCTTCTGCATAAATCCACCCCACATATCTTCATCTTCACGCACCATCTTTGAAATCGGTTGTGCGAAGTATCTATCGGGCGGGCCAACCAGACCATCACGACCACGAGACAAACAGTCTTCTAGATATTCACGAGAAGTGTAATAATCCCCTTTGTGAACATCTTCTGGTTCGTGATAGGTCCAATACTTTTCGTCGTTGTACGACGGTTTAGACAGCATCTCATCTGAGAAACTGTTTAGAGTCTCTAACAACTCTTTATTACGAATAACTACCTCAGTCATTATTAAATATCATCTCCATCCATGAATCTTTCATTTGCTTTTTGGATATCTTGTTCATTACATGCTCCCATCTCAACTAGATATGAAACTGCCGCATTTATACCTTCTTGTCTCCCCGATTTTTTACCGAACCAGTTAGCCAAGAACAAAAGAGCAATCGCAATTATAGTGTGTGCGTACGGGTCCATTATGGAGTCCTTATAGTGTGAAGCCATCGAAGTTCATCTTTTCAGAAGAGACACGACGACCCGAGTTTGAGTTATCAAATGCTGGACCATCATCTACCTCTTTATTTAGGGGAGAATCATTTTGATCGACATCAAATAGTCGCATTTTACTCCGGTCAATACCCACAACAAATCTCTGGTGGGCACTAGGGTCGTTGTATCTATTCTTCAACTGTTTCACTAATATCTGTCCGTTTGCATTTAGTTCATCATTACTGATAAGTGCAAACATCAAGTCTGCTGTGGCGGGAAGACCGAATGATTCGGACGTATCCTCCAGACCCACATCATCATTACTATAACCAGAACGGGTAGTCTGGGTCGCAGAAATGACAGGAACATCAAACTCAACAGCAAGACCACGGAGTTCTTCCGCAATAGACTTGATATATGTATAGGAGTTGATAGCACCCCCCATTGACTTCATTCTAGACGACGCACAGATGTTCAGGTAGTCAATAAAAATCATATCCGGTGTGAACTTCTTCTTGAGTTTCAACTCGTTTAGAAGTGCACGGAAGTGACTGGCGTGTGCCTGTCCCGTAGGATATTCCTTGATAATCAACTTACCGTTAGTCTTATCTGCGATACCCTTTACACGATTTGAAAACATGTCCTTACTCAGATGTTCCAACTGATCTATCGGGACGTTGAGTAGATTCGCATCGATCCTTTCTGCGATACGTTCTTCAGCCATCTCCATAGTGATATAAAGGACATTCTTCCCCTGTGACAAGGCAGCACCAGCACAATGACACATGAAGAGAGACTTACCGACACCCGTACCCGCCAACGCGATGTTGAGGGTTTTATTAGGTAGTCCACCCTTAGTGATTCTATTGAAGTAGTCCAAATCGAACGGAATACGCTCTTCTTGTTCATGATAGAAGTCATATCTATCTTCCACAGATTCTAGGTAATCATGACCAATGTTAGTGTCAAAGGATACAGACAGTGCTTTAGACAACACATCGGGTATCGCATTCTTGGATAACTCTTGGTGCTTACCGTCAATAATAGAGATGGACTCCATCACTGCATTGAATACTGCACGATCCTGACACCACCTCTCAGTGCGTTCTACCAACCACGATAAGTCTTCCTCAGCATACTTGAAGATATCTGGAAGGATATCCATAGTGTGACGATAGTGTTCGTCAGACATACGGTCCTCAGAATCAATCTCAATCTTGAGTGCTTCTTTAGAGGGAAGATTGTTGTATTTGGCGATATACGCAGTGAACTCTTTGAAGACACTCTTGTAAGTACCTTCAAAGTATTCGGGAGAGAGGAAGGGCGCAACCTTCCTCATATACGAATCGTTAGTCAGTAGATTCCGCAGAATCGTCTGTTGTAGATTGATTTCCGTCATTAGAATCCTCAGTTTTCTGTAAGTAACCTTCAGTGATTGCAACGTCTAAAATATCACCCAACACTTCACTCGCAAATCCTTGCAAAGTAATATTGTCTATGGTGTACTCGACTTTCTCTGTGGAGATGACATCAAAGTTATAACTAATGTTTCCTTCCTCACCATTGATGCGGACATTGTTATATCTTATAGTGGTATTCTCCCACGGGGCACGTAATAACTCTACGTTCCACAGGTCACTACCGTTTTCCCCAATTGCAGGGACTAACTTGTAGTCTAAGTTTTCGGACGGCTTGTCCAAGTCTAAATCCTTCATTACAATAATTCCTCAACGAGTTCTTCTGAATTTACCGGACTATTATACCCTATTTTATACGTTTTGGCAAGGAATTCTGAAAAATCACTTGACTCAAAAATAGGTTCCCAGAAGTCAGCGGTCATGGTTTCTTTCAATCGCAATTTAGAACCAAGGACCTCACCTGTAGTCAAGTCAACACGTTGATACCAACCATTGGACGGTTTGTCGACATACCCACCCGCAAGGGCAACATCAAGAAGACCAGAGTACTTCTGTACACCACCTTCCCACGATACTCCGATTGGAATCTTGGATTGCTCTTTGACATAACGAGACTTCTCAACTTTGATGACAAAGTCGTATCCAACTACTTCAGTACCTTGTTTGTCTTGACGACGACCGATAATCCAGATGTTGTCGGCAGAGTAATAGATACCAGTACCACCACCTACAACATCTTTCGGAAACAAACCAATCTCTTTATATGTGTGATTGATTGCAAGCATCGGAATGTTCTTCATCGCAAGGTATGGTGTTGACATACGGAACAGACCTTTCAGTGCCTTCGCACGTGACATGTCTGCGACACCCTTCTCGTTCAGTGCGTCCTCTAGTTCTTTCTTAGACGCAAGGTTACCGATCGAGTCGATGACAATAATGACATCATCTTCGCGGTCTAACTGTTCTAACTGGTTGATCATATCAAACTTGAGTTCTTCAACGTTTGCGATCGGTGTGTGTAACACACGACTCGTGTCAATACCGAACTGAGTGAAGTATGACTGAGGGGAACCAAACTCAGAGTCATAGAACAACATGACTGCGTCTGGTTTCGCGTTAAGATATGCACCCGCCATGAGTAAGGCGAATGATGTCTTGAAGTGTTTTGATGGTCCCGCAAGGACGGTAAGTCCCGGCGAGATACCACCGTCTACGGAACCGGATAACGCGACGTTCACCATTGGAACGTCGGTCGGTACCATATCTTTTTCGGTGAAGAACTTACTAGTGGAGAGTGTCGCCGTCTCCTTTATCTTCGAGTTCTTCTTCAGTTTGTCCATTATCGACATTCTTGTTGCCTCCAAAATCTACGAATGTAATATTGTTTACTTTTTCACGTTCATCGAGGTCATATTGTACACGATAAGCACTATTGATGTCAAGTACTTTTTGCAATAAATCGAAACTAGTTTCAGTTCCGTCCTCAAATTCATGTGCAGAGAAGTCTAAAAACGCTCTCGTATCTTTTGGAAGACATGCGCCACCAAACCCACGTTTACCATCAAATCCTGGCACACGGGTGTGACCCATACCTACACGTTCATCCTTGCCTGCGGCACGAACAATCGTATTATAGTTACAACCATAAAGGTTGACTAGATCATATAGTTGATTGAAGAATGTGATCTTCGTAGACAGGAATGAATTGATCGTGTACTTTACAAACGATGCTTCATATGCAGTCATACGGTGATAGTCGTTAGACTCACATGCACTGAAGATTTCATAAATGTCAATGAGTTCGTTTGCCGCTTGAGGCATACCACCCATGACATGAAACTTCGCACATACAAAGTCTGCCTTTGCATTCTTCTCTGTCAAGAATTCTGGGTTGTAGACGAAACGGTCTACTTGTTCTCTGTTCATTGCAGAGTATAAACGGTCAACCGACTCCGGAGTAATCGTAGACTTCACGACTACCAATGCATCGGTATAGACCAAACAGTTCGCAACTGCTGCCTCAACAATAGTAGAGTCTACCGAACCGTCATCATTAGATGGGGTCGGTGCGCAAATGAAGAAACACTGTGGGTGGTTCTCCTTTGGGAGATGTTGCAGATTTTCAACTGAAGTATCATACTTCGGATCATAGAAGTTGAAGTCTACGAGAGGATGCGTGAATGCATACTCGACCGCTTGACCCACAAATCCATGACCAACGATTCCAATACGGAATCGGGAGGGGTTGCCCTCAGGCATTATTCTAGACATTATTCAATCCCATTATATTCTTTATACCACTCATAGAACCTTTCGACACCTTCAGCGATACTAACTTTTGGTTCGTACCCTAGTGCTTGCAACTTGGAGGTATTGGACCAAGTCTCTAATGTGTCTGCTGGATGTTTTGGAGCAAGATTCTTGATCGCCTCTTTACCAGTATTTTTCTCAATCTCATTGATGAAGTCCATCAACGCAACCTGTTCACCACGTCCTATGTTGAAAATCTCACCAGACTCGATGTCGGTGTTATCTAAGACGACTTCAATGCCATCTAGGATATCATCCACATAGGTAAAGTCACGCTTCATATCACCATAATTATACACGGTAATTTCTTTTCCGTCAAGTATGTTCTTGGTAAAATCAAACAACGCCATGTCTGGACGACCCCAAGGACCATAGACTGTGAAGAAACGCAGACCGACAGTGTTCAGACCAGATGACTGCATCTGACATTCGTTTGCCCACTTGGTGTAACCATATGCGTTTAGTTGCTTACCTGTCTCTTTACCTTCGACCCACGGTACTGGTGATCCCGCGTATACGCACGAAGTAGATGCATAAACAATACGAGTATCTGGTAGATGTCTTTTGCAGATATCAATAAGGTTTTGTGTCGCGTCGATATTATTCTGGTGATAACTCTTCTCTTTACCAAGTGAGTCACGAACACCCGCCATTGCACCTAAGTGGATAATAACGTCTGGTCGGAAATCTCCCAGTAACGCTTCCAGCTTGATCTCATCACGCATGTCACAACCCCAGATATCAAGTCCGAAGTGAACCATCCTGTCACGCTTCAATCTAGGCGTGTACAAATGATCGTTGAAGTTGTCGATACCCTTTACTGACAAACCGCGTTTCTGTAATCTATCGCATAACTGACTTCCGATAAATCCGGCCGCGCCTGTTACTAATACTCTATTCATTTCAACTATTCCTGTATATAAATTCCAATGCTCTATCCGCCTCAACTGTCAATGGACGGTTCTCATACCAATTACCTGTTTCACGGTCAAACTCACGACATAGGTCTGCAATCTGTGTTGCGGTGATGGGATAACCTTTCGCATATGCATTACCGGCAACCGCAATCATTATCTTGTACATCTTAGAATACCAACCAGTTTCATTGATTGTTTGGTACTCAACACCTAACCGTTTAGGCCAAAACGGACAGTCGCGGTATGACGACCATCTGTAGTCGGTGTTATTTAGACTATTCTTACGATGTTGAATTACCGCACTCTGCATCTCTGGTGGCAATCTATCTAGAAAAGTATTACCCGTCTTCTCGTGGTATGGATGTTTTGCAATCAACTCAGATACGTTGAGTGAAGACCCACCGGAGTTTACCATAAAGAAAGAGTATGCGTTTGGATACTGCGCAGGCGCATAGTACATGCGAGCAAGGTCTTTTGTCTGAGGATCACCCAAGTCTCCCAGTTCGGTATTGAGAGAGTGCCAGAAAGACTTGATGCGGTTGTTCTCGACCTGTTCGTCGAGACGGAATATGATTCGAAATTTTAGATGCTCTTCTGTACTACTCGCTGTGTTGTAGACGACATAATCATACTGACCATACTTACGTTGCAACCAAGTTCTAAGAGACTCTACAGTATTACAATTGTCGATAATATCATCCACATCAACGCAACACCAAGGACTCCAATATAGAACAGACTTATTGCTACGCGTCGTGCCCACGTCGAAAACAGCAGGAGTAAGAAGAGGAGAACTATTAGGTCCACCTTTTTCTCCCGGCTTAGTATAAGAATCACGAAGACACACAACGAAGTCCATCCAGTTCATGAATGTGGTTCGTCGATGGGTCTTGTTATCAAACTGATTTTTGAATATGGTTAGTTCATACATGGGGGTAATTATACCACTATTCAAAGAAACTGTCAAGTATACACTCGTACTTAGATATTCTTTCTAGAGACTTTTCGTAATACTCAGAACTCATCTCACACCCAATAAATTTTCTTCCGGTCTCAAGACTGGCAATCGCAGTAGAACCACTACCACTGAAACAATCTAACACGGTGTCACCTTCTCTGGTGTATGCATATATCATGCGTTGCAAAACAAACTGAGGTTTCACTGTGGGGTGGAAGTTGGACTCTTTAGCCTCAGACGAATTAGTGGTGAGATTACCTTCCCATATAGTAGTGGGGATTGTCCCATTATCAAATGGTTTTCCGGTACGCACATTGATTTTCATCTTACGTTCCACTTCAACATGGGTACGGTCGAAAAAGAAAGTCTTACCTTTGGAATAACACCACGCAGTTTCAAACTTGTGTGCGAAGTTATTTCTAGGACGACCACCCCAGTTGTAGGACCAATGTATTGGAGATTGTGCGACAAGACCCTCTACTTTATTGAGGACCTCTAGTTTCAATCGAAAGAAAAGATCGGTCTTCTGAGTTCCCCAGATACACATCATGCCTTCTGGTTTGAGTACACGAGCACACTCAGTTATCCACTCACGACACCATTCCAGATACACGTCTTCGGTAGGAAACGTGTCCCATCCGTCACCACCATCATATCCAATATTGTAGGGTGGATCGCAATTGACATGATCCACACTATTGTCTGGCAGTTCTTTTAGAAATTCGATACAGTCTTTATTGACTAGTCGCAAAAAAACTCTCCTTCTTGTAGGAAACTTCGTATGAAGACAGATCACCTAAGTCGACGACGACAGTGTTTAGGTTTGTTGTCTGGCCTGGCTTACGCTTGGCGTTATTCTCACGCAATTGACGCATGACATTTGTAGTGTTTGGCTTGACTACTAACACACATTCTTCTTGATAGAATACACCGAAGTAGTGGTCAACATCTTCGTAAGCGACAAGTGCAGACTCTTTATAAGCACCGTTGTAAACACCACTCACCTTGAGAGGAACATAACGACGCTTACCGTTACTAGTCTGCAACAGGTTGCGGAGTTTCTTATCATCGATTGCATTAGACTTATATTCTGCATACTTGCCGTTGGTCGGATCAAAAGCATCGGAACCGTACTCATCCTTACCGGCACCAGCAGATATCTTCTTGTGGGCGACATGACCTAACTTATCAGCCATAACAGGTTCACGCCACTTAGTCTTATCAGTAACTTTAGAGTAACCGTCATTGATACCCTTCTTATAAAGGGCAGCGGCAAGTTCTTCGTAGGTGTATTCAGTAAGGTCTCTCATAATATATCTCTCTCATCAATTTATGTAAACATTATACTTGTTTCGAGAACATATGTCAAGTGTTTTTTTCGAATTATTCAAAAAAGTTTTCGATGTTGTTAGGAGACTCAATTTCTTTTGTCGGTTCGATACCGATAACTGCCAAAGGGAAATCAATAGAACATCTATCCAATCTCACAACCTCGGCATCGAAGTTAGCAACTCCGGTCGACATCTTATCGTACATATTCTTAGTTGGAATGACCTCTACCCCAAACTTGAGAGTACCGTCCAGAGTACACGGTCCTAGTTTTGTAAAGATATCATAAGTCACATATGGATACTTACCAAATTGGATTTCTACACCCACACCATCTTTGAAAAAGTCTATCTCATCCTTAGAATTTTTGAAAGGACAATATTCAACGAAACCGTTACGCTTGAACAATTTGGAATATTCAGAATTCAAAGATTGGGGGCTCAATTGCTTTCGACCCTTTCTGGTAGACTCTTTACTGATCTTAGACATGTAGTTTCCGATGAAATCAGTGTTCAGTATAGAAACAATTTCTTCGAGAGAATCGCACATCTCCATGTTGTACAGTCTCATCTTAGAAACAATCATCCGAAGAACGCATCCAGAGTAGATACACCTTGCTCTTCATAATTCCAAAGTAACAACTCTTTCCTCAAATGTTGTTCTTCAGTATATTTCTTGGTGGATACCATAGTGTAGGTCAAATCCCACTCCAACTGACTCCAACCAGTGTATGCCTGCTTGAGTGTGTCGTTAGAGTTGTAGGTGATCATCACCATCGCATCGGTGTTGTCGAGTTCATCGTGGAAACGCTTGTGACAGAATGTGTCATGCATGTCACCCTTGTTACCATAGATGAAAGACTTGATGTCATATGGTGGATCAGCAAAGACGAATGTGTTCTTGTCCGCACCATCCAACAGATACGAGTAGTCCTCGTTGGTGATCTCCCAGTTGCGCATCAACGCAGAGAACTTGGGCAACTTACCAATCAGTCGATGGTTGAATAGGTCACGCACCGCATCTTTTGAAAACGAACCAGTAGTCTCACCCAATCCACTGAACGAGCATCGGTTCATAACATAGAACCGCCATGCGATCTCGAAAGGGTCCTCTACGGTACTCAGACCCTCGCGCATGACATGGTAGTAGTCAAGGTGCGCCTGTAAAGAATCTTCTGCGTCAGACAGTTCATCCTTGACTTCATGTAGTTTGTCCGCAAGGTCATGACCACGGCTCTGGAGTGACTTCCAGAAACAATAAAGGTTGTAGTATTTGTCGTTGACCTTGACAGGAATGTTGGGGAACTTTTTAGTGAACGAGAACGCACACGACCCACCACCTAGGAACATCTCACGGTATTCGCGAATGTCAGCAATGGGCATATTCTCCGGAGAGAATAAAAAATCAACGGCACGAGATTTGCCGCCAGGATATCGAAGTGGTGTCTTTAAGTCTTTCATACGGGGTATTATACCAAAATATTGTCGGTCTGTCAACCGAAGAAGTCTTCAAGTGATGCCTGTGGTTCTGCGTCCCACCCCACTGCATCTAGAATCGGAATCAAAGGGTCTAGAAAAGTCTTGTCAAACATCATGTCATAGTCCACATACTTATGGAGTCCAAGTTCCTCTGGCAAGTTGAGAGGATATGACACAACATTCTGTCCCAGACGATTGGGCATCTTGAGATAAACGAACTTTATCTTCTCACCTTGTTTGACAGTCTCATACCGTTTACCAAGATTCTTCTCATCAATCGCATTGTTGTAACACAGGGCACCACGCACATGGATGGGAGTTCCCTTCTTGAAGATAGTTTTGCGGTCTTTCCATTTGGTGAGATTAGAAACACCACGAGGGAACGATACATCTTCGGGCGGTAAGGTCTTGAAATGGGACTTAAAGTCCGAAATGTACCGTTGTGTGTCTAATTCGGTACCTTCTACTATAACACGGAAGATTTCCTTGAACTTATCACGGACAACCTGTGGAGTCGAAGACTTGATTGCCTCGATACCCATCATCTTGAGTTTGGGTTCTGCGTACTGGACACCCTCATTATTGTGCACGTTGAGGATATATCGTTTCTTAGCCATCCAGATACCACGGTCTGCAATCACCTCACGTCCCATCTCCATGCGATTCTCATAGGCACCAGTTGCATCTGCCATAGTCGCGTACGCACGTGCGAGAGACTTCTCGAAGTGTTCTGAGCAAATCTTATCTAGGAACTTGACAGGGTTCTTCGGGGCAAACTTCTCGACCAAATCACCCATGCGAATATACACGGAGTCAGTATCGATTGCGACGACATAATCTTCATTTGTTTCGAGAACGTCTTGCATAGCAGTGTTGACTGAACGTTCTGCCCACTTGATTGCCAACTGACCCGCAAGAGTAATAGACTCGGCAACACGTTGGTCGAAGTACCGGAACCACCGATTACCCAGAGCACCATAAAGGGAGTTCATAAGAATCTTGATGGCCATCTGTTGGTTGTCAAGAGAGGATATCCGATATTCTAATTCCTTGGACGGATTAGTTTGCATCTCTTGTTGAGACTTCAACATCTCGTTCTTTATCACGCGACGTTCGGAGTAGTACTGTTTAATCACCGTGGGAATGACACCCTCACGGTCATGAGTGAATCGAATACCAGTAGGAGCAACAGAGTATCCTTGTTGACCGATATTGACCGAACCATCGAGGAACTTGTCGACAGAAACACCATTCTGGAATCCATCCAGAACAGTCTCGGGTGACATATTGTATTGCACAATGATGTTTGGATATAGAGAGTTCAAGTCAAAAGACGTGACCCAATCATGAGAACCGACCTGTGGTTCCTTCACATAACCGCCGGGGTATGGTGTCTTGGGTTTTTCGATCTTAGGGGGAACCGCAATCTTCTGGTTATTCAACAGTCGATAAATGATAGTGTCCCAGATGGCAGTAGTACCCAGAGTGTCGTTGTAGTTGACACCCGCCTTGTAAGCCATAGTGAATATGAGATCAAGCAAGTCGAGTTTGACATCTAGTTTATGGACTAACTCAACGTCCTTCACGTTATAGTCAATAAACTTCTGGTAGTCTTGCTCATAGAGTGTGTGCAGATTTCCGTGTTCCTCATATGAGAGTTTGCGTTCGCCCAGAACCACGTTCGCAATGTGGTCGAGTCGGTAAGACTCTTGTTGACCTAGAGTATTGTAGGTAAACTTCTTGAAGACTTCCAAGTAGTCAAGTTGCTCGATACCGTTGATGATATACTCTTGGTTCTGTTTACCATTGATGGTGATATTACGTTCTTTGATAAGACCCCACGGAGACATGCGTTTCGCTAGGGTGTCGTCACCAAACAACTTCACCATTCGGTTATAGAGATAAGGAATATCAAAGAATCGTGTGTTCCATCCGGTAATCACGTTGGGCGCATACTCTTCCATGCGTCGAACGAACTT